CCAAATAAAAAATGTCCGCCCTTTGGCAGACACTTCCGTCAAAAATGAATTACTTGATACGAGCTACACTTGCTTGGGCAACCAGTCCCAGAGCCTCAAATCCTCTTGGCCGAGCGACCACATACATATCCCTCTGACCTTCCAGCGATAGGCGGCTTCATTAGTCCAATAGATGAGCGAATCCACATCCTGGTAATAAAGGATGGAAAAGCCGTCTGAATCACCTAAGAAAATCCGAGATATCCAGACATTTATGTCTTTTGGAATCACCGTCACTTGATAGTCATTACCGCAGACCAGCGGTAGAAGTTTTGAATGAAAGAACTCGTAATCAAGAGAGATGTTTTCGGTCCTTGTCTCATGTTCCTCAATGTCAGAAGTGACAGTAAAGACTTGAAACTCCTCATCCCATAAGCCCCCTGTTCTCTGTATTCGTCCAAAACTTGCCAGGCTTTCGTCCGGCAGCACCACATCAAAGCGCTCGTAAGGTTCATAGGTATAACTATCTCCCACACGAAAAAGCTGACAGTGTACTTTATTATCCGCCCTTATGCCTGCAAAGCCTGATGTATCCGTCACCGTTCTTTGAAAACGCAGTCTGTTTGAAGCACCCGAATACACCCTGACACTCGTGCCACGCTTCCTCATCTCAATCGTATAAATATTGGGTGAAACACGTATATCAGCACCAGGTGTTTTTTGAAACGAGGTCTCATAGCTTCCTAATAAAACATCTCCCTGATAAAGCTCCACTGCCTGCGTTCCGTAGTTGAGACAACAGAAAAGATTACCTAAGAAAATCCCGGCTCTCCCGGTAAAGCTTTCAGGGAAAATGAGCTGCGCCCGTAAATGCAGATCTTGAAATCCCTCATAATTCAGCGCAAGTTCTCCATAGCCTTCAAGCTGTGAATAGGGACGGTTTTTCTCAAAGTCGTCCTTTTGCCAGACCTCCCATTCTCCGGAAAGAACAGCCCAGTAACTTTCAGGCAAAATGATTCTGTCTCTAAAGTCCTCATACCAGATAAGAGCGGAGTCCGCTTTTCTTCGGAGCATTTCAAAGGTGAGTTTAAAGCCCTCCCTCGGTCCCACCATCACGCCGCTAATATCTTTAAATTTCTTCGGAGACAAGGTGTAGCTTGCTTCACTAACGGACGTTTCCTCGCTGAAAGACTGACAGACTTTAAAACCATAAAACTGTACGCCTTTGGCAGCAACCGACACGGCGAGTGTATGTGTCCCGGCAGAAAGAGAGACTTCCTTCCATGCACACTTCCAAAAAGTCGACCGCCAGTATGGCCACCAAAGCCTGTTTTCCTCGATGAGGATACTTGTGCCGTCAAGCGAAAGATAAACACTGTTCTTATCCCATAAAGGAAAGCCAAGCTTTACGACCAGATCGTATGTGCCAGCTTCCGATATATCAAACTCATATACAACTTCACCATTATCGCCTAGCGTAACCATGTATTCTGATATGGAGACAATGCCGGAATAGGAGTCCGGCTGAGCATTTCTATCGACAACAACACCGCCAAAGTTTGTCTTTTGTGTTTTCCCGTAAGAGGTGAGATAACGCCTTCGCTTATAAACCTCACCCATCAAAGGATAGCTGTAATGCTCCGCGTCTTGTCCTTCCATGTAGTCGTAGACATGCGGAAGGGCAAACGGCCCTTTATCGTAATCATCCCAATAAGCGATGATAGGAATCTGAGGAGATGCAGGTGCTGTTTCTTTGAACTGATAGTAGCCCGTCATCCAGTTCTTTGCTCCGTAATAAGTGTGTGAAACTCCTCGGTAATATTTGCCCAGGTTCTCCGGCGTGTCGTAAATCTGCCAGTTCCAGCCGTAAGCCGGCATACCGAAGTAAATCTTTGACGGCGGCATCACGGATACGGCATAGTCGTAGATACCTTCCAGCCAGTCCCTTGGAGACACCGGCCCCGGAGCAGAACCCGCCCAAGCCATGCCGTAACTCATAATGGATGCCGTATCGCAGTAAGGAGCAAGGTCAGCATAAACGCACCAGTTCTCTCCGCCGACCGAGCCGTTCACGCTAGTCATGCCGGGAAGGCAGATGTTGATGCGTTTTCTTGCATCATAATTTTTCACGGCATGATGGATATTCTGAAACATTGCTGTGGACTTCGCCGCTGTGGAATAATCACCACCACCTTCAAGGTCAATATCCACTCCATCGCACCAAGGGTATTTTTGCATGATGCGGATAAGTTCGGATAAGAACATATCCTGTGCGCCGTTTGTATTCTCCCGTATTGCTTTAAAGATAGGATTGTAGCCGTCATTTGCCACTGTTAAAAGCCAGCGGATATGCGGCCACTTCTGAATGTAAGGCATCATGTTTGATATAGAGACTCCGGCTTCGTAGATCTCGCCAGTCTCCCTTACCTTAAAAGAAAAAAGACCGATCTGACTGATGCGGTCCCCATACTTGTCCAAGGCTTCGTACATCCGGGCATTTCCCATAAAAGTCCAAACCATAATCTCTTTGTTTTTCAACGGATCAATCAAAACGGCTCACCTCCGTCCTCCATCTCCTGCAAGGTAAACAACACTCTGGCAGACTTCCCTTGAGGGAGTTCTACATTGTGCTTGGAGTCCCAAGCCGCACTGTAAGAATAAAAGCCTTCTTTTTGAAAAGGCTGTCCATTTTTTGTTGTGCTTCGCTCTGATGCGGAGAAACTTAACTCGTCATCCTTTTGAAGGGCGTCCGGGAAATAGGCTCTTTGTCCGCCTGCCGCTTGGGAGATGGTTATGCCTTCCATATCCGATTTCGGATAAAGCTTCAGGTCAAGACCTGTTGAGGTCTTTCCTAGATTGAAAAGGATCAGTGTTTCCTGTCCACGGACGATGCCGTTATACCAGACAGGTTCTTTTATGGTTTCACCCTCACGCTCTTTTTGAAGCATAGTTTCCGTATGCGGATGAAAGCCCGTCACCCGGTCGCCCTCCTGCAGCATGAGGTCTGTGATCCAAACGGTGCCTGACATATCTGTTAAAAGTGGCTTTATCGTCACCGATACCACCCGCTTATCTTCTTTTTTATTGATGGTCTCGGAAAGCCTGTAAAATTTCTTCATAACATCACCCGTCCAGAGAAAAACGAATCTCGGAAGGGTGCGGCACCCAGCCTGTAGCGGCAGATCCACCTTGAAGGAGAATGTCCGTCACTAATATCCTCCCGGTGCAGTCGGAGATAAAGATGCGCACCGTGATGGATTTCAGCCGTGACATGTAGCCTTTAGGCGCAACGGTATCTTTCACTTTTCTAAAATACGCCATCTCTACATCCCTCCTTAGTAAAGGTCAATAAATCGTGTCTCGACAGTCCCGTCCTCATACTCTATTTCCACTTCCACACCGACCTGGGAATTGTCCGAGAGTTTTTCCAGATTTTCCGAAGCGATGGCAAGAGAAAGCGTGTAGCTTTGCCTGTTTGACGGATAGACGGTCTGCGCCATTGATTTAGTAAGACCTGCTGCGCCTTCCGCCTTGAAAGCAGCCGTCCCCGTGCCGCCTGTCTCGGCCACTGCTTCAAATCCGGAGTTCAGCCAATACGCCATGCCGTCGTCCGCTCTCGAGTTTTTAAGATGGTTAAAAGGCACCATATCGCTGATGTTTCCGCCGCCAAAAGCGCCTGCTCCTTCCAAGGTGTCCGCTATGGTCTCCAGCCTTTCAACGGAGGAGCCGAGGTTTTTCAAAGTCGTAGAAAGCTCCAACACTGTATTCCAAGGTTCCTGCAGGTTATATTCTCTCCTCACAATCCTTGTCGTAACAGAGATCCCCAGCTCCTTGTCTTCCACAAGCACATAGTCTCCCAGTGACCAGGCTTCATGTGAAAAGCCCGTAAGAACGGATAAGTCCATCGCATGGAGGACATAAGAGATTTTCGGTTTGGCATACTGACTAAGCCGCATCGCTGTGAACTCCTTCATCTGGTAGGGATTGGTAAAGGAAGAACAGTCAAGTGTGGAGATGCGTACATCATTCGAGTAAGAAAAATCCTCCAAATAAGGCTTTCCATTGTTGATGTCGGAGAAAGTCATGCCATCTGCTCCTATTGCATACAGGCGCGTTATTAGGTTTCTCGTATCGACCACCCGTTCAATGCTCTTCATGTTCTTCTTATAGGCAAAAAGCGCACCGCTGTCCCTGCCGCTCACCGTGTAGAGATGAACGAGCCTGTCGGGACAGTCAAAGACCAGGTCTCCACCGTGAAGGCTTGCGACGGCACGAAGGATGGAGAGGGCGTTTTTCTCTGAAGAAACCCAAGTACGCTTTGTCTTGACATTCACCGTACCCACACTCCAGTCCGTACCCTCAAGGGCATAGCCCATCGCTGTTTCCGCCGTTTCCGCATCAAAGCTCTTTTCTTCTTTCCGGACACTGAACGTCAGATCATAAAACTCCGCTTCGGCATAGACCTCCGTCACGGTATTGCCTGTGGAATCCTTGATATCGTTGATGGTGCGTATCTTATAGATATCGTCTACGATCTGAATCTTCTTCTCGTTTTCTAAGTAGCTCCGCTTTTGATCCCTAAAAGGCAGTTTAAAGTGCAGAGTATCTTCACCATTCACTTCACTAATAACAATAATGTCGTAAGCATTTTCTAAGACCGCTTCCCAAGCTCCATCAGCTGTTAAAAGCACCGGCCGGGCATAGCCCATCTTTTCATAAGGTGCTTTCGGAATATCGTAGATCCGGATATCGATAAGCTTAGGTGTCTTTGTCTGGTCAGTTGTCGTAAGAGTGATGCGAAAGCGGATGTAATCAGCTGAGGTTTCGATTTTTCCGTCTTCTGGAAGAGCTGTCCAAGCACTCCATGTATTTAAATCGGAGCTTGTCCTATACTCCACTAAGGAGATATCTGTCACTCCTGCTTCGTATTCCTTCGTAATAGCAATCCTGCCCGTGCCGGAAAGGGACAGGGGCTTTGCCTTTGTCAACAGTTCCCCTGATAAAGGATATGAACCTTCCGTTTTCTTTAAAAGTACTTTGCCGGGTTCAGACAAGGCATCCACAGAGGATACCTTGTCTCCGCCGTTTGCAAAATAGGAGGAGCGAAACAGTTCTTCCAAATCATCCATCGTAAGCTCTGAATCGGTATCCAAAAACCAATCGTCAAAACCGCCTGCATACCAGTAGCTTCCGGCGTGCATACCAAGGACAATATCGGCTGTTGAGGAGCGGTTCAGCTCGCCTGTAAAGGAATATACCGCTGATATCCAGCACTTGCCGTCCGACCTGTCCCCTATGATGTACTGCGCCGTCTTGGCGTTTGGCCGTATGAGACAAGCGATAAAGTAAACTCCTCCATTCACGAAAGAAAAAGAGGGAGAAGTCGTCCTGTCCAAGATAAGCGACCCTGCTTCGATATAGAGCATAATG